TATCTGCACCGATAATATATCTTCCTGCTGTAACCGGATTACGCCATACTGACACGAGTCCTCTGATATTTTCTTTAGGTTCTATCACATCCTCGCCCATAGCTTCCAGTGAATCCACATCAAAGAAGGCTCTTGTTCTGGGTGGAGCGAGGGCTTCGTGTTCATTCTTAGGGTTTTCCTTCTCGAACCTTGCGACATCAGACGCAAGTTCAAGTGCCTGTAGGTATGTACGTTCTGTTCTATTCGGTCTTTCAAAGTAGCCTAAGAACAGTTTATTATGTGAGTTCTGGTACAGTTGTCTGAAAGGTGAATCAAGAACATCAGGGTTAGCGGTAGAAACAACGAACATCTTACCGCCTGAGTCCTGAATAAGAGGCAGTAGAGCGTTATATGATGATTCAAACTCTGAATGGAAGTCGGCCTCATCAACCAGAATTTCAGTACCTGTGTATGAACGACCAGCCTTACTGGTTGCGGGAAAAGCCTGAATAGTGCCACCCCCATCGAAAGTAAGGGTAGTTGCGTTATCGACAGTCAGTTCAGGTTTAAGGTGTTCGGGTAAGTGATCCCATATGAATCTGCAATCTGCTATCACCTTCTTAGCTTCCACTTCACCTTGCGATATAACAGGAAGGAAAGCACCATGTCTGAATATACCTATCCACACGAATCGTGCCTCGAAGTAGGAAGTAACGCCAAGTTTTCTTGCTTTAAGGTGGGGCAGAGTACCGCCTGCCGGAACATCCTCTACTGCTTCATGGAGTCTGATAATATGCTGCCATGGTTCAAATACGGCTGTGCCGTTACCGAAAGGGGGAGGGTCAGGGATACGGACATAATCAAGAAAGGAAATAAGATCCCTGCTTAGTATTTCACGTTCAAGGGCGTTTTCACTCAGTAGTGCCTGTTCCATCAGCTAACATCCTTCTTTCTTTAACTACAGCAAGTATATCCTTCAGGTCCTGCAATGAAAACTGTGACAGATCCACACTGGCAGTTAAGGTCTGCGACTCAACCTGATGAACAAAGTCTCTCTGTCTCTTACCAAGCAGCTCACTTGCAGCAAGCCTGTCACGGGTTCTCTCACCACCATCACGCATCAGTTCTGTCCAGAAAGCCTCCCGCTCCTCAGCATCAGCTATCTTCGCCATTATCCTCTTAGTCTCAACCCGTTCCATAATTGCGACACGAGCGTTTGTTTCAGCTTCTTCTTTCTGTTTACGCAAAACTTCAATCCGGGCTGCCACCTTCGGAACATTCGCAAGGTTCCACGAATTCTTTAGCTGCGCCTTCGGTTGCATCTGAGGATACGCTATTACAGCAGCTTCAGCATACGTCTTACCCTCTAATCCTACCAGCATCGCAAACTTCTCCTGCGCTTCATTAAGATATATAGAATCTTTCCGCTGCTTTCTACTCATAACCGCCTCTTTCTTTTCTTTTGCTTAGTTTTTCTTTTCTTTCTTACAACAGTAAGGGGGAGGGGAAGGGAATAATAAAAAAGAGTTGTCACTAAAACAACTCTTTTTTTATTAATATTAATTAATAAGGAGAACTTATTTTAAGCATAAGTTCTCCTTTATATATATATATATTATATATATGTACATATGTACATGTTCTGCGCTCATACTTTAATTACATCATCCTGGTGTAATCTCAGTCTTTTCCCTACTACCGATCCTCTTTAAAGTCCGGTTTCAGTTAGTCCCGCTTGCTTATCGATCAACTTCCCCTTCAGTCAGTTGACCAGACTGCTTCCAGTCAGTAAGCATACCCCTCAACAGGGTAGCGTGGATTCGCATAAAAAGCTCCCTATTCGGAAACTCACCCTGAGTATTTTATTACATATACTAAAGAGAGTCAACGTCATTCGTGGGGGTACTGCCACTCAAAACCTCCCTATCATTTAACCTATGCGAAACGCCAAGACACCCCAGATTCGTGCCTGATTTGACAGATTATAGATATTCCTGTAGTCTTGTCAGTGGCTCAGGGTAGCCAATAATATAGATAGAGGAGATAGCAACATGGCATATGGTATTAACGACTACGAGAGAATACAAGATAGTAGATGGTATCTTAGTAGAGAGGAGATAGGTAGGCATGAGAATCAAAAGTTTATATGTCCACAAAGTAGACTTTTGAATGTATTAGAGGAATACCTAAACTGGTATGGTGACGATATAGAAACTCAAATGAAGAATATCAGATACGATTTGAAGCACATTCTAGACGTACCAATGGCTTTGAAGGTAAAGCGATAGACAATATACAGACAATATAACTTGATGTCATACTTTATCAATACTGGTAAGGTATGGCATCAGGAAGGAAATTCAAACATGATAATAGTAGCTATAGACACATTAAACCGGTCACTAAGAAACGTGCATGATTGCACAGTCAAACCGCCAACAAAAACGAAAGGAGAATATAACAAACAATTAAACGGAACTAGTCGAACACATCATAGAAGTAGTAAAAGTTACTCACTGACTGGTAGAAGATAAACACAAATATAGAAAAAATAGGAGTATAAGAAATGAGCATAATGGATATATTGATAGACTTGGATTTTGAAAGTACAGAGACTGACCAGGATCTGGAAGAATTAGAAATTTTAGAAGAAATGGAAGTGTAGAAAATGGAAAAAATATATATTAGTTCAAAAGATACAGCGAAACATATTAGAAAAGCGTTAAAAGCTAGTTTTCCTAAACAGGTTTTCTCAGTCAGATCAGATCATAATTGTATAACAATTCATTGGGAAGATGGACCGTTGAGAAAGGACGTTGAGGCAATCACTGAACAATACGAAGCCGGCGGGTTTGATGGCATGATTGACCTAGACTATAGCCAATCTCATTACTTATTCCCTGATGGCTCCATTGCATTACATTACAGAGAGGGAACAACTGGTAGTACAGGATATGTTTCAGAAATAGACAACAGATCAGATAGCTTACCAGAGGGAACAAAAATTGTGCAGTTTGGAGCCAAATATATATTCTGTACTCGACATATAACAGACTACGAAACAAAGTATAAAAATGCTGTGCAATGGATACGAAATAATTGTGTAATTACCGGAAATACTGGTACAGATTGGGCAGATATGTTTGGTGGTAAAAGCGTTGAAACGATAGCGCGAGATATGACCATGAACCATATGGACACTCTAAGCGTAGACGATATTGGCAATTTAATTATCTTTGGTAAATTATAGAAAAGAAAAGAGGATAGAATCATGAACATAATAGCTTACACATTCGAAGCCGATTACCATTGCATACCATGTACAGTAAAAAGATTTGCATACTTTCACACTGGAGACGTTAGATTTAGCAATGCGAATGATAAAAGTGTGCGAGTCGACCGGTATGGTATTTATACGGATCAAGTAGACAGCGAAGGCAATCTAGTACACCCGTTATTTAGTACTGATGAATGGCAAGAGTTTGACGAAGGCTTTATAGCAGAAAATCCCACACAATACCTAGCGTGTGGTGACTGCCATGAAGTGATAGAAGAATATACACATGAAAGTAGAGGATAAGAATATGAGTAGAAAACTGATGGAAGTGGCAATGTTAGACGGCAAGGTAGTAGGAGGTGAGGTAGTATTTTCTGGTGTGGACATGGGCAACTCAAAACCAATGACAGTAAAGGGATATGACAGTAAAACCGGGGTGGTGGTAGTCAAAGTTCCCGGAGGTTCACATTGGGCATCACGTGGTACAACAGTGTCACACGCTGGACACTATGCAGTAGTGATGATAGAAGAAATCAAGCCTATCGGAGATACACTCAAGTTTTTCAGAGCATGGACTCAAGAAGTCTTAGAGTTTCCATTAAGATAAAATATAGAAAAGAAAAGAGGATAAGAGACATGAGCACAAACAGTGAAACAGCGAGTGAGTATATTGGTAAGCATTGTGAATACTTTAGAAAGGGATTGCCACCAACAGGAGAAAAATATGCAGTCGAGTATCGCGGTGTGTTGCTTGTCTCCAATGACACATATGAATTAAGGCAACAACTACAGGCTCTCATGGATCAAATAGAAAGTAGAGGATAAGAGAATGAACATAACGTACAGAGTCAAAAACGTATGGGGTAATGACCTAATGTATCCTGTCAGTTTAGATGCTAAGTTTATATGCTATCTAAACGGCACGAAAACATTAACAACACATTTAATAGATGTAGTTAAACAGTTCTATCCGGATACAACATCTGAACAGGTATTATAAATTTAGAAAGAGGTGCAATCATGATGCCAGAGAAACTACAGATCCTACAAGACCAGTACGAATCAGCTCTAATCAAAATGACTAGGGCTAACACACAAATAGATTGTCTAAGGAAACAAGAACTCTCAATCCAAAGCCTGTTGGATCAAATACAAACACAGATTCACGAGTGCTTTGTTGACAGGAGAGCCATACTGTTCGGTCAAGTAGAACTACGCCAGGCAATACGAGAAGAAAAAGAAAAGGGGGAGAGCCTATGAAGCAACACAACTGAATAGCAGAGATGGAAACCGGAACCAATATTTAAACAGGAGAACTCAAGTGTCACAATTAACACAAGCGGAATACATGAAGGAAGCAGAACGCAATGGCATGACTAAGCAGTTACGAACAGGGGAATACGGGATTGCAAGAAACGGGCTGATTATAGTCCGCTATGAAGGTGCAGTAT